GGTTCCTGGAACAGGGGGGTGCACAACCTAAGAAAAAATTTCAAGGTATTGATAGTCGACATTGGATTGTTAAACTACCTAAACAAACAGAACACAGGAATAAGGATGTCAAATTCAATAAGCCAAAAGCTCCGTGGGAAAACAATTAAAATATTTGGACCACCAGGTACAGGTAAAACACACACACTTGTCGAAAGAGTATTAAAAGGTCATTTAAAAAAAGGTGTGAAACCAATAGACATTGCATTTATATCTTTTACAAATAAAGCAGTTAACACAGCTATTGATAGGGCAATAAAAGCTTTCCCACAATATGATAGTGATGACTTTGCACGATTTAAAACGTTACATAAATACTGTAGACGATATTTTGAAGAAGAAGTATTTGATCCGAAAGCTTGTATGTTAGACTATGCTTTACAAGCTAGTATTATAAAAAGAAGTGATACTAGGTTATCTGATGATAATTTTACTTATAAAGATTGGTCATTAGGTGTGTATGACAAAGCACGAAACATGATGGAGGAGCCAGTCAAAGTATACAAAAGAGAACAATCAAAAATGGATAGCCTTGATGTATTTTTAAGAAAGATTGATACGTATGAGCATTACAAGAAAGATAGTTTTATAGATTTTACTGATATGATTGAAAGAACTATTGAAGAGGTAGACTTTCCGAAGTTAGAAATATTAATACTGGATGAAGCTCAAGACTTTACACCTTTACAATGGAGTGTGTTATACAAAATGGCACAAGGTGCAAAAAGAATATATTTAGCAGGAGATGATGATCAAGGTATATATAAATTTAATGGTAGTGATCCTAAATATTTCACAACGTATTTTCCAGGACGTAAAGTTATATTGAGACAAACAAGAAGATTTGGTGAAGCTATACATCATTTTAGTCAAATCATTAGAAGAGGTATATTAGACAGTATTGAAAAAGATTATGATTCACTTAAAAAAGATGGTTATGTAAAAAGATATTTAAACTTTGCTGAGATACCAATAGGAGAGCTGCCCGGAACTTGGTATTTACTAGGTAGAGTTAATACTACTGTTAATGAACTCCGAGCTTGTGCAAAAGATGCTGGATTATATTACGGAGACAACAGAGGCAATAAGTCTTTTGATACAAAACAATGGAGAGCTATAAAGTCCTGGACAAGGATTAGTAAAGGTAAATCTATAAAAAAACATGATGCTGAAATAATGATGCGATACATTCGAGAGATCAAAGATCACAGTTATAGGAGAACTTCTTTTTGGATAGAGTTACCAGATACACATGAATATGATTTTGATGGGTTATGTGATTGGTGTGGATTAAATTTAAATGATGATGCAGCTACTAAACCTTGGTGGGACATACTACAAAGAAACTTTACAGCAACACAAACAGAATATTTTATTAGATTATTAAAAAGATATGGTCAAGATAGTTTAGATGATGAGCCACAGATCATAATTGATACGATACATAGTGTTAAAGGTGGAGAGGCTAATAATGTTTTGTTATATTCTAAAGCTAACTATCCATCCTCTTTTGTAAATAAAAAATCAGCAGATGATAAGTCCGATGAAAAAAGAGTTTATTACACAGGAGCCACGAGAGCCAGAGACACTTT